GACCTGCGACTCGACCTGCGACCTGACCTGCGGGTCACCAAGCTCGCGTAGCATCGCCCATGCGATACAACCGCCGAGCGTTGCGGCGTAGGGGCTTCCCATGCGCAACACCACCATGGGTTTACCCAGGTTGCAGAGCTCGTACGCTTTGAACGCTGCTGCTGTCGCCGCATCGAAGTCGGCAGGCTCCGTGGACAAGCCGAGTTCGATGTATTTCTGCGCCCACTCGGGAAAGCGGGCGATCTGCTCTTTGGTGATCGACGTTATTTTGCCCATGGCGATCAGTCCGCAACGTTGCGGACTGCCTCCGGTGTGTACTCGCGAGCAAAGTTAAAAGCTGCGGCGTGCGAATCGCTTACAGCATCGGATGCGGACGCTGTCGCCTGGGCTACATCATCGGCATGCATTGCATTCAATGCAGATTCGTTGGGGTTCATGGTTTTCCCTTGTTTGGTCAGATAATCGAAAGCGAGCTTCAAGATTTGCGGATCATCTTGGAGCAGCGCGATTCCTGTGTTGCATCGTTTACAGAGCAGACCTCTAACGCATCGACCGCACGATTTCTGTTGCGGGCAACATGCATGGTCGTGATCAATCTGGAGTGGCTTTTCGCGAGTTGGTCGAGCGCCGCAGATCGCGCAAATGCCTAGTTGCTTTTCAAGCAAAGCGGCATATTGCTCTGGCGTCAGGCCATAACGTTTGAAGGTTTGTCCGCGACGCATGGAAGGGCGATCTTTGTAATAGTTGCGCGCGTAGCTGCGACCGGATTCCGGATTCCTTGCGCGGCGTTTCCTGCCTTGCTCTGCATTCCACGCCCGACACTCAACGCAACGACAGCGATAAGTGCCGTAGCCTGTGCTGGTGCCATGACGTGGGTTTGCCCAAATTCCGGACTTGCTTGCGACCATGATTAGTCAGCCACGTTACGAATAGCTTCGGGGTGATACTCCCGTTGGGTGATGATTTCGTAGGCACCAGGCGGCAGCGGAATCGGCGCATGTTCTTCGTGCCGGACGGTTGCCTCGCTGACGACGTTGAGGAAGCGACGAACAATGCCGGCTGCATCAGCCATCGAGAATTCGCGCGCTTCGTCAGGAGCGATCGCGTGCGCGTGCCCGGTCACCTCGCCGTACGCGAGCACGATGCGGTCTTTCGGCGTGACGTCATTCGCACCTTCTGGAATGGCCTTGATCGTACGAATCAGAACATCACCTTGACGATAAATTTTCATGTTCATTTCCTTATTCAGTTGATGAAACCACACAAACGAGCCAGTAACAGTGCACTGGCGATGCACAGAAAGATCATGATAACGACAGGGTGTTCTATCCAGCGAGTCATGTGCAAATCCTCATCAGTTAAATTTATGAAGTGTAATGAAGAAGCCCATGATGACGCCTGAAAAGTAGATCAATATCGCACCTGTTGTTCCTCGCAATCCATCATCAATCTCTGCTACTTTATTTCCAAAAATGTAGAGGATTGAAGCTATTACGAATGCTATGAGCAAGTCCATGTTTCCTCCAATGGTCCGCGCACCAACGCGCAATTGTCACGTATCTCCAGTGTTTCCCATCCCAGTAGCTCCAGCGCTTCGTGGATAGCGCTACCGGGTCTGACGATTCGTGTGTTGTTAACGATCGTCTCTGTGTGCGAGATACGTTCGTCGCTGTGACGGCGGCTCACGACTCCAGCTCCTTCCGCGCATACTCAAACAGTGCGGCGCGGAGGGCTGTGGTTGCGTCAAGAAATATTCGCGGCGCCATGGAACGTATACTGCCGAATTGGTCTACAATATGCTCCCAAATCGTACCGTCCATGCTTATCCGCGCGAGATATCCAATCGCCTGCTCGATCGCCGGATCAGCTCCCGAAGCATTCCCAAGCTCCGCAGGATCAGCCAGTAGCTCCGCTACTCGTGCGTCGATTTCATCTTCCGCAGGAAGAGAGTACCTTTTAGAGTCGTGAGACTCGTAGTCGCCGTGGTGGAAGCTCATGACATGCTGGCCTTTTCCAGCGCGGCGCGTGCCTTTTCGATGCGCGGCTGATTTCCGGTGATCCCGTTGCTGGCCGCAGTCGCGATCCGCGTCATGTCGCGCAGCGCCGCGACCAGATCGTCATGCGCGTTGCATGTCTTAACCAAATGCGCAACGAAGTCGGGATGCGCATCGGTGATGTCGGCGAGAAATCGATTGCTCTCGCTATTCCAGCCGTCGTTCATAACCTCAAGCGTGCCACTGACGACTCCGCGAGGAAGCTGGCCCGTCTTGTTGAACTCGATGCGGATGGCCGGCGTCGGCGTATGCGCGTTCATGCCGCCACCACGACTTTCGCAATCTTCCCATCGCCTGCGCAGAGTTCCCGTGCTTCCTTCCGCGAAGCACAGCGCATCACCATCTCACCATTCGGGTCGAAGATGATCCAGCAGAGGATGTGTCCGGCTTTCAACGTGTTCATGTGTTGCCCCTTTGTTGTGCTGCGATGGGTAGAGTAAAACACAACAATCTGACTTGCGCAAGCCCCCTTGCAATCTTTTTTCACCTATGCATAATAGGCACCATGACCAAGACCGAACTGAAACGCAAACTACGTGCCCGCAAGGAAGCCGACACGAATCGTGCCATCGCCGATATCTTCGCGATCCGCGAGCAGGCGGTTCAGCAATGGCCGGACAAGGAACACATTCCGATGGCCAGGTACTACGAGCTGATCGTGAAGAGGCCTGAGCTTGTCCGACCTGAGTTCTTTTCGGAGAAGGCGCATGTCTGATCTTCGTGCGCTCCTGCTGCGAGCCAGCGTCTATTGCCCATCCGGTCTGCAAGAGGAAATAGATGCCGCGCTAGCTGTCACAAAGCGTGCCAAACGCTTGCCGGACGATTGGAGGCCATCGCCAGAGCTGATGAACTGGGCAATCAAGGAACGGCCGGATATCTCATGCACAGCCCAAGTCGATGCCTTCCGCGACTACTGGATGGCGAAGGCAGGGAAAGATGGGGCAAAGCTCGACTGGGACGCTACGTTCAGGAACTGGATCAGGAATTGCAGAACGGTCTATAAGACGCTCCCGCCAGAACGAACACCGTCACCGCAGCAGGTCGCGATCGTACGGCGACAGATGGAACCGGTGAATCCAAAGGTGTTGCAGATGCTGGACGATGTCGCAGCCAAGCTGCATTTCAGGGGGTAATTTATGAACGAGTTTACGGTTACGAAGAAGGCAGAACGCCCCGCATTTCCTGATGATGGGAAATGCTTTTACTGCAAACGGCTCGTCGGGGAATCACACAATACGGAAGGGGGAGGCTGCCCGATGGTGAAGCAGAGAATCATCGCCAGAATTTCATTCGAGTATGAGACGTGGATGCCTGCTGAACGAACGCCAGAAGAATATTTCCATCAGCGCAATCATGGCTCGAACTGCTTAGACAACGATTTCGATGATGCCATGGAACAACTTGATAGATTTCGCGAGGCGGCTGGATGCGTTTGTGGATTCGTCACGGTTGAGCATGTTAGGAACGTCGAAAAACCGTATCTGGACGAGTGATGAACCGCTTGCAAATCCATCGCGGTTGTGCAGAAATAGAGACGCCCGGTCAGGCTCACAACCTGCCGGGCGTTGAAACGCTGTTCATGGCAGCGCGTGGTACCGAGGCTAGTTTGCAACAATGTTGTGCATTAGGTCAAGTCCGGTACCTCGCAAAGTCCGTCCCGCGTTTCCCTCCGGGACAGGAAAGTCAGTGCGCCCATGCAGCGGCGGCCTCCCAGAATGCTCATAACGCTGGCCGTGCGACCCAACGGACAACTCAAATCCAGGCGCTGTCGACCCCTGACAACCTGGTCCATGTGAGGCCTCTCCAAGAAATTGGACTTGGCGCCGTTCACTCCCTGAAGGATCAGGGTCCAATCCGGCTAAGGATTGGGGGGAATGCAGAGTACCCGCCGTGCTTAATTGCACAGGATGATCTAAGCCACGCAACGGCTCTGGATCACGGGGAAAAGGGGTTTGTTTACCTGAGAGTACAGAATGTATGGAAACTGAACCGATTCTGGAAGTCTTACACAACGAGGAAGGCGCCTATCTTCCATTTACACCGCTGGTAAAGGCTTATAAGGGGAAATGGGTACAGTTGGTTGAGGTCCCGCGACCTGTCGACTTGAAAGAATCAGAAATGGAGTACGGGACCAGAATTGCCTTCACACCAAGGATCGTGCCATGAGAATCATCCACGCAACCGCTCCATGCCAGGAATGCGGTGAGAAACGCCACGAAGTCATGGAAATCTGTGGCACAGGACGATTCAGCGATGGCGTACGCATCTGCATCGAATGCCTAAAGAAAGCCGTCTCCGCATTGCGAAAAGGAGAAGAGTGATGGTCAAGGATGCCGACCTCACCTCAACCTTCTACGCTCTCGCAAAGATCCAGTCGGATATCGAGAGAAAGAAAGCACAAAACAGGATGTGGGTCGAGACTCACATGCCGATTGTGGCGATGCTGTTCGATCAGCTGGTGAAGGCGAAGATGTCGTCGAAGATGGTCAAGCTGGAGAAGTTCTGATGCCCTGGGGAACCACCCAGTTCGTAGGTATTGCTGTGACCGAGCAATGGCGCGAAATGCTCTCAGATGCTCAACGCCGGCTATTCAATGCCGCGTGTGGTGATTTGGCCTCAGGACTCGTCTGGTATGGATTCCGACTCAGCAAGGACGATTGGCGACATCTGCTCAGCGGAACCGTACTGGGTTGGCGGATGATGCCAGGTATCAACATGGGCGAAGGTCCATCGCTCGTCATGCTCGGCGGATCATCGCTTGATCTGGACAAGGCCAATTGCACGAAGGCGATTGAGCTGGCTTTCGCGATTGGAGACCAGCCATGGGAATACGAGCCATCACAGACGAAACCTGTTCACTGGTGCGACAAGGTGATGTTGGCGAGAGGGTTTAATCCGGGAGATTTCGCGTGAGTCTTGCAGCAAAGCGCCACAAGGATCGCGTCGTCCGTCTTGGATGCATTGTCTGCCGCCACCTTGGTGATGGAGATACACCAGCTACCATCCACCACGTCAGAGAGGATCAGGGCATGAGTGAGCGAGCGTCAGACTTTTTGGCTATCCCGCTATGTCCTTATCACCACACTGGCGCTGGTGGCATTCACGGACTCGGTATGCGCGCATTCGAGAGGCAGTACAAGCTATCTGAGCTTGATCTATTAGCGATGACGCTGGAAGCGCTTTCATGAATTCACCCACAAGGGGAAATGACATGGCAATTACATCTCTGCAAGACGATACGATCTTCAACCTGTACCAAGCGACCCTGCGTAATGAAATCAAAAAACAGCTGGCGGCCAGCATTGAGCCTCTGATTGAACAGGCTGCGTCCGATGCGATGATCCACTTGAAAGGACACATCGAGTCTCATTTCGACAATATGAAAGGTAAGTTTCTTGTAAACATCCATCTGGACTTCAAGAAATGAATCCGCTTCCTCTCCGCATTCGCATCCTCCGTGCGCTGGAGCTTGGTCCGATGACGGCCAAGCAGCTGGCTCGCGCGCTGGATGTACATCGCAACAACGTTTACCGGAGTTTACCGTCTGACATCCAGACGAAAACCGTCAAGGAAGACTGCAAGTGGCACAAGAGCCGTCTTTACTACCTAAGGGGCACACCATGTTACCCATCAGCACCGCAGCAAAAAGTCGAGCATCCGCCAGTATCAAGTCCAACAATGCCCGATCCGTGGCGTTGAATGTCTACCGCATTGAGCATGAGACGCTGACTCTGACCGAGATATCGAAAAGGCTGGGTCTGCATCCGGCAACGCTCAGGAATCGCATGCGAGAGCTGCGGGGAGCATCTGGACCTATTACGTGGCAGAGGCTACGGGGATGAGTCCAACCGCCCGCAGCTTGAAAACCATGCGCGATCGCGGTTACACCTGTTTCGTGGTCGAGCATTACAACTCATTCATGCGCAAGCGCGTGGACCTGGCAGGCTTTATTGATATCCTATGCTTCGGCGACAACGAAGTCGTGGGCATACAGGCGACCAGCGGCAGCAACGTTTCGGCCCGGGTGAAGAAGATCACCGACCACGCCAATGTCGCAGTAGTCCGCAAAGCCGGTGTAGGAATTCTCGTACACGGATGGACGAAGGGGAAGAATGGCCGGTACTCACTTCGTGAAGTGGATATCAGTTAGCGCACAAATTCCTGTTGCAAAACCAGACTTTCTGGTATAAGTGAAGTCACGGATTCAAGGTTTTCCAAGGGCGGCGGACCACTCCTGCGAGTCTCCTAACTCAACCCCCGCGCAGCCCTTGGTACAATTCTCCTGAGCGTCGTCGAGTATCGCCCAACCCGCAACCCCTTCGGGCCATAGCGAACCATGACGCTCAGGGGTTCATTGCGAGGGGCAATCAGTGGATCAGCAATTGCACGATCGGATTGATTCAGCCATGCGATTCTTCGTCGCACAGGGCTGGCAGCCGCATCAGGCGGCTGGCATCGTGGCTAACCTGCAAGCCGAGAGCAACGTAGATCCCAATCAAGTGCAGCATGGTGGAGGCCCAGGTTACGGCCTTGCGCAGTGGGAACATCCTCGACAGGTCGATTTCTTCAATTGGTCGGGTCATGATATCCGTCGCTCAACGTTACCTGAGCAGCTGGAGTTCGTCGACCATGAGCTGCATAGCACCCAGAAGGCCGCTAGAACGGCTCTGAGAGCCGCTACAACCGCATCCGAGGCCGGAGCCGCAGTTTGTCGCCTGTATGAACGCCCGGCTGACACAGAGCGACAGGCGAAGTACCGCGCTGGCCTTGCAGACGCCATCATGGCTACATGGAAACAGCCCGCATGAACCTGATCCCCAACGCAGGCGACTGGTGGAAACTCTGGTCCATTCGCTTCATCGCTATCGCCACAGCCCTTGCGGCTGGAACGGCGACGATTCCAGAGCTTCCCGCAAGCATTCAAGCGCTCCTTCCGCACTGGTTCCAGCAAGGGCTTGCCAGCCTCACCGTGGTATCCGGCATCTTCGCCGGCATTGCTCGCGTCATCAAGCAGACGAACGTTGGCAATGGAAGCCAGTAGCCTTCCATTCTGGGGGATTGCAATTGCCCTAGCAGGGCTGATGGTGACTATCCTCTTCAAATCCCCCAAGGAATACCACGGAGACACGGATCGTCGTGTATACGACCTGGAGAACAAGCACAATGCGCTTGCACAGGATGTTGCACGCACGAATGGCGGGGTATTGAAGGCGATAGAGGCCCTGACGAAGGAAGTCGACGGCACCAAGGTTGAGATTAGAGGCCTGGCAGCCGCCATCACTACGTTAGCAGGGAGACGTAATGGGGGACCACGGTAATCTCGACGCACCTGAAACGGCGACGGTCAAGATACTCGACCAACTCATCAACGCGCAGATAGATTCACGGGAGGAAGTCAGGTCACTCACGGCAGCCGTAAGGGATTTGGTAAACCGCGACACGAACACGAACACAACTACCGTCATTCACAAGACGGCAGGAATGGGACATTGGGGTGCTGCGGCTGTCACAGCATGCTTCCTGACATTCCTCGGCCTGATCCTGTTTGCGATGGTGGTGATACCGGAGTTGCATGATTTGAAAGCGTGGTCGGACATCTACCGATCGAAGATTTACACCCTAGAGAAAAAGTGAGGAAAATCAATTGTCTACCGTGATTATTGGAGGCGGATCTAAGCTCCGCGCACTCATCACCGATCTGGAAAACGCGTCTGTTACCATGAATCAGACGGATCGAGACGATTCGGAATCATTCCTTGACAGCGTTTCCAGCTGTATCAAGGCCCGTCTTGACGACAACGTTGCATTCCCCATCATCCCGTGAACATCCTACAGGTGATCTTCTGGATCGCCCTCATCTACCTCGGAGTAAAGCTCGTGTCCAAGATTGACGACCTCAATGCTGCCTTTACGGCACTCAACGATTCCTTCACCGCAGAGCTTGCGGCTATTGCTGCCGCGCTCACCGCAGCCAATGGCAGCAACGATCCCGCCATCCAGGCTGTTATCGATCGCGTAAACGACCTGAAAACCCGCATGGATGCCGAAACCGCGAGCCTCACACCCACGCCATGAATCTGATGCCGCACGGGATCTGCCTAGCCTCCGAGCCGTGGATCGTGATAGGTCTATTTCTGTGTGACCTTATCATCGCGGCCGTGTACTTCGCGATCCCTGCGGCATTGGTCTACATTCAGAAGCATGTCGGATTCAAGGTTCCTGTGAAGACACGGTTGGGCGCACTCTTTTCAGCGTTCATTTTCATGTGCGGATGGTCACATCTCTTTCGTGCTATCACGATGTTCTACGGTGGGTATGCGTACGTTGCGGAGCTGGCAGTATGTACGGCGACCGCAGCAACATCCGCGCTTACCCTGTTCGCCTTGGTAAAGGCTGCACCTGAGATAGCCATGCATTTGCGTGCACTGGGGCATGCATTGCTCGATGAGCGTTGACCCGCTGACCGCGCTGGTCTCTGGGTCCGCCGTCGTCATCGCAGCAGGGATAACGGGATGGGTAGCCTCTAAAGGATCCCGGAGGCAGTTCAGAACGGAGCTGGAGAAGTCACAGGCACTGGAGCGAGCTGAGATGCGTAACTTCCTGTGGCAGCAACTGGATTACCAGACAAAGGAGCGGGACGCACTTCGCGCACGTCTGGACAAGACCGAAAAGGATTTGCAGGAATGCATCCGTAACCATCTAGGAGACAAGACATGAGCGAATGGTCAGGACCAATTCAAGCAGCAAAAAGTTTGCTTCATGCACAATCCAATAGTCCTATCAGCGGTACTTCCGTTCCACGTCGTCCACAGGTCGAGGTAGAAATCGACTACGCTATGCAGTCCATTGAACAGCTGGACCAAGCTATTGTGATCCTGGCAAAACGTCTTGAGCCGGCTTCGGTACTTGACCTTTTCGAGAAGTGCGAAACTCAGACAGCACCTCAGCCAGTTCGCTGCACACACGCCGCTCGGATCGCTGACTTCCGTGAGAGAGCGGACAGCCTGACAGAGGCGGTAAATAGGCTCATTAGCAATCTTGAAGTGTAGCCATGAGAATCATCGTATTCTTCATCCTGACACTGATCCCGGCCTGTAGCCAGATACAGAGCAAGCTAAACGCCGACATCCAAGCGGTTACGCTTCCTGACCTGCAAGCCGCTCTCGCCTCGGCTACTGCATCCAACGACGCCGATGGCGCTGCCTGCTGGTCAGACATGATCGATTACGTGAACGCGCTACCCACGGCGACGACACCAAACGCAATCCCGCAGATAAAGGGAATCGCGAGCGCTCTGGAAGCCTCGCGTAACGCCGCCAACGCTCAGCCGATCGCTATCCCACCCATTCCCCCAAAGCTGCATCGCGATTGCGCTGTGGTGATTCTGGATGCGCGGGAACTGGCACTTAAGCTCGGACTCACGGGTGCAGCGGCATTGCATGGGTTGCGGCCATGATCGGAACACCGGCCCTGTACCCAACACGTCTTTCCCACGCTATCGGTATGCATGGCACGATTTTGCACATGATTCCCGCCTGCATTGCAGATAGCGTAGACTGGTTACAAGTGGTAGGGAAAGTGGACGAGAAACAAAGCGATCAAGAATTCCTGAACCGATGGATACAGGAAATCGCACAGTGCGCGAGAGATAGCACATCGTGAAGCTCACAGACGAACAACGGATGGCTCAAGTTGCAATCGTCATTGAGCTTATGGAACAAGGCACCAGCGAAACAGCTGCGTGTAAGGAAGTAGGAATCAACCGTGGGACATTTAGATCAGCTGCGCTGCGCTTTGAATCTGCTGACGCATACGCGCGCGGTTTACACGTTTTAGCTCAGGAACAGACTGAAAAGCTTGAAGTTGCCATCACAGACATGCGGAAAGGGACGATCGATTCGCAGCAGGCGCGCGTTGAGATTGATGCCCGTAAGTGGTTTGCGAGCAAGTTCCTACCGAAGCGGTACGGTGACAAGATTCAGCAGGAGATATCTGGCGGACTCACTACAACAGGTGATCCCCAGGCGATTGCCGACCAACTGGTCACTCAGGCGGTCGCCAATCCGACGATGAATCCAGTTATTCGCAAGTGGGCGCAGGATTTGATCGACCGATTGCCGAGGATTGAGGAATGACGAGCTGGAAGTGGCAGAATTGGTCCATCTGCGTAATCGCCGCGCGTACACGGCTGGGATTGGACTCCTGGCCGGCTAATATTGTCGTCGCACAGAGAACAATACAGGGGTAAACTGCCCATGAATTGCACAAAACAAGGGTCGGAGAGAAACGATGGCGATTCCAAGCCTCTGGATGAGCTGGATCAGCACGGTCAAGGATGTTGTGCAGAGGGTAGCTGGATCGCCAATCGGGTCGATGGAGCCGGACACGGTGGTCATCAATACGCAACCGAGTTCGACAGCGTTGTCCGGTGTCCCACTCTTGATTCAGCCCATCATTGGCGTTCTGAACTCGCTTGGAGTGCCGGACATCCTGTACGTGGGTCCGATGACGGTCACACTGGTTGGCACAGGAACACTGACCGGGACAACGACGACGCTCGCGGTGGCTGGTATCGCACTGTTCGTTGGCCTGACGATTACCGGCTCGGGGAACTTCCAACTGTTGTTCACCTTGCCTAACGGCCAGACGGTGTTGTCTGGGACTATCTCAGTCGTATAGGGGTTGCCATGCTAGCTGACCAGCGAATCGCACCACAGACGGCCGCAGTCGCCAATGTCCAGGTCAACGCATCGGAAGCCGACAAGGTGATCTTCGCGTGGTGTGGGACTGCTCCGACGGCCGCAGACGCGGTGTTGTTTTGGATCGCTAGCAGCACAGGCCGGACGCCGGTTTACACGCCGGCCGGGACACAGGCAACGATCACCGCCACCTTGCAGTCGATCATGCTGGAGGGTGGATTCGAATACATCATGGACAAGAGTGTGACAGCAGGGGTAACAGGGGTTGATGTGTCATTCAAGCCAAGGATTTTCTAGCCGTGAGCCAGCAACAACTCATTGCCCCAACCACAGCCGCAGCGTCTGTCCAGTACAACGCCTCCGAGGCTGACAAGGTCATCTTCTCCACGTGTGGCGCAGCGCTTGCCAGCAATGCTGAGACGGTGCTGATTCAGATCATCGACAGTACGGGTGTTGCTGTGAACACGTATAACGACATCCAAAACAATGTGAACGCCACCCTTGCTCTGGCCGCTGGATCCACGCCTGCGAAGCTACAAGGACCAGGCGGTGGTGGTGCAACCTTTGCCTCTCTGCGCTGCGAAGGCGGCGTAACCTATTTGCTGACCAAGTCGGTCACTGCCGGAGCGGTCGGCGTAGACGTTAACAGCAAGCCTCGTGTGGGACCTTAACCGCAATAAAAGCTGACCATTAACCCGCCGCACAAGACGGCAGCCGCAGGACCTTAGGAAACAGACATGACACAGCGTATTCGTAACCTACAGATCGCCCTGGCCGCGACCCTTCCGGCTAGCGAGGTTCTGGCGATCGAGTCGTTCGCCGGTTTCTCGATGAACGCCTACAAGGCAGCCAACCAGACGGTTTCCGCATCAACCACGTTCGTGAACGATGACACGTTGTGGACCGAGCTTCCGACGGGTCCTAACAGGATCACGATCATCCTTCCCCTGTCGATCACCGCAGCAGGTGGCCTCAAGCTACAGCTGGTGGCTGACCAAGGTCTTACGGTCGCCGCAACGACAGGTGTTCGCCTGAATGCGATCTACCTGCTGGATGCGACGGCTCCCAGTGTCCAGGCAATTACTGCGCTGGCTACACCGGTCAACGGGGGCACGACCAATGCGTGGACATCGGTGTTGATTACCGGCAGCGTGTTCGTGACGAACCGGGGCGTTCTCCAGCTCCAGTTCGCTCAGCAGGCTGCATCGGGTGCGTCGACGATCGCAGCGGGCGCGACACTTGACACGGTGCAGATCAGCGCATGACCCAGCGCCTTCGCAACATGCAGACAACACTGGGCGCAAAGTTCTGCGCAGCCCAGTCCGGTGCTGTGGAAGGCTTTGGCGGATTCAACATGTCGGCGTACAAGTCGGCCGACCAGACGGTGACCAGCTCGACCACGTTTGTGGATGACTTGGAACTGTGGACTGAGCTGCCTGGCGGTCGCAGTCGACTCAACCTGTATCTGCCGATCACGATCACAGCCGCCACAGGGTTCAGGCTCCAGTTCGTCGCAGACCAAGGTCTTGTCGTCAACTCGATCCGTCTGACAGCCGTCATGTATCTCAATGGGACTGCGCCGGGTATTTTCCAGCAGACAGCGATCAACGGGACGATTTCCGTCGCGTCTGGTACGGCGTGGACGAACTGTTACATCGACGGGACGATTGACGTACAGAACCAAGGTGTACTCAAACTCCAGTTCACAGAGCTGGTGGCTACGGCGGCTGTGACGATTCAAGCAGGCGCCTCTTTCGACACTATCCAACTATCAAGGTGAACAATGCTTCCTCAACTGCTGAGTCTGGCCATGCTGCTGCCGAGTGATGCTGCGGTCCTGAAAGGTGCAAGGCTTCTTCCGAATGCGACCAATGCGATTGCGAGTGTTGTTGGGGTGCGTGCAGCTACTACGGCAACCGCACAATACACCAGCTATCCCGTCAACACGAACAGTGCGGTTGTGATCGGCGCAACGTTTGCAGCCGGTAGTTTGTCAGCAGGCAATCAGGTTCGGATTCATGTGTACGGCACGTTGAGGAACGCTGGCGTTGGTACAGAAGGGTTCGTGCCGATTGTGCGAGTCACGCAGACAACGGCTGTGCAGACTGTCGGCGCAACGTGGAGCACACCAAACACGGCCAACCCTGTCGCATGGGTGATCGACGCGGCGGTTTCGTTCAGCCACCCCGGACCAGCACTGACGCCTGATCCTGCGAGGGTGAAGTCTCAGGTACAAGCCTACGTCAATCCCAAGCCGTTGCAGGGATCGCTTGTCGTCGGCGGCATGCTTCAGTTGACGCAAACGGATACGACGGCTTTTGGTGGCGTGGTGGCAGGCGGTAATCCACTTTCAGGCATGGGCGCATCCAGCCAATCCCTGTTGCTGGCGTCGCTTGATCCGAACAGCACGCTGATAAATAACGCGATGCCAACGGGTGTAACACTTGAACTGTCGTCAGACACCGACGTTACGTTCATCGTGATGGGCGGATGGATGGAGGTCATGTGACCAACATGGCAGGTGTAGACGGTTTGATTTCCGCCCTTGGAGGCGGATTCAAGGCGTCTTACTTTGCCGATGAGGGTCCGTTCTCACGTTTCCTGTTCCCGCAATCCATGGCGGCGATTGAGGCGACGGCTCGCTACAAGAACGTGAACATGTTCGGTGCGAACCGATCTGCCAAGAGCATTACGCTCAGCTACATGTTCGCGTGCTGGGCAGAAGGCGATTATCCGGAATGGTGGAACGGGTGGGTGTTGCACAAGCCTGGACGATTCTGGTTGGCCGGTGAAACCAGCACGCTGGTGCAGAACAATCTTCAACGCTATCTGATCGGTAGCAAGGGCGAAGAGGGGCAGAACTGTTTCATCAAGAGTTCCAGTATTCAGAACGTGGACTATCACGGAGACTTCGCGAAGAAGATCCTGATCCAGTCCAAGTACGGTGGCACCAGTGTTATCGAGTTGAAGACGTACGACCAGGACCGCAAGCGGTTTGCGTCGGATACGTTGGATGGTGTGGGGCTGGATGAGGAACCGAAGGGCGGTATCTTCTCCGAGTCGATCACGCGTACAGGTACGACACAAGGTAAGGTGGTCTGCGCATTCACTGCGCTTAAAGGTGTTACGCCGCTGGTTGAGAAGTTGGCGCCTGAATTTGCAGGTGGCGAGGCTGAAGACCCGGAAGTCACGAGTCGAAAGACGATCATCATCGGATGGTCGGACATCCCGTATGGCGTCCTGAGTAAGCGCGAACGTGAAATCCTCAAAGCCTCATACGAAGCTCACGAAGTCATCGCACGTACGACAGGTGTTCCTAGCGTAGGCAAGGGGCTGGTCTATCCGATTAGTGAGTCGGAGTTCGTCATTCCAGACTTCCCGATCCCCGATCACTGGCCGCGTCTGGTGACGCTTGACCCCGGCTTCACGGTCCCTACAGCGGCAGCGTGGTGGGCGTATAACGCGGATGAAGATGCGATGTATCAGTACGCTGAGCATTATCTGGCTCGTGCTGAATACTCAATCCACGTGGATGCGATCCACTCGAAAGGCGACTGGATTCCACTCATTATCGATTACGCGGGTGGCAACATTCTCGATGGTGAGCAGGTTGCGGCGACGTACCGGAAGAAGTTGAGGAATCCGGTCATCAACGCCAACAAATCGCGTTCGGCGGGACACATGGCGGTGTGGGATCGCTTGCAGACACAACGCTGGTTCGTGTTTGAGTCGCTGCGACATTCTCGTCACGAGTTCCGCCAGTATCATCGCGATGAGAAGGGGATGATTGCTAAAACACCACAGCACATCATGGATAACTGGCGCTACGCAGCGACGGGCATTCAGCATGCCAAGCAGAGGCCCGTTGGCTATCGGTTTAACGGAGAATCCATGCGTGCGCCGAACTTGAATCTTCCTGTAGAGGAATTGCGTCTCACGGAGGGTCTATGGTCCTGAAACTGCTGGAGTACAAACGCGCTTCCCGTGCTTTCCGTAAGCAGGCGGTGAAAGGGGTCGGATTCATCGCGTTCGACGAACACGGGAATCTCGAACCATCGCCTGAATGGGATCGGATGGAGAAGGCGTGGGAGCGGTTGGTCCTGAATCGTCCATGGTTGGAACGTTTGCTCTCTCAGCCAAAGGTGTATCAGTGGATCAGCTGAGTCCAGAAGCTCTACAGGCACTTTCCTCTACAGACCCCAAGAGTCTGGACCTTGCGTTGCTCGATCCACTGCGTAAGCAGCTGGAGGCGATGGGTTCGCCGGATCAGGTGCCACCTGAGCAACAGGCTCAATTGGAGGCGATGAAGTCCGCCGTCGATATGATGGTGACGGAACAGATCACGCGTCTGAACGCGGTGGCGATGGACCTGACTGACGACTGGCAAGCCGCTGTCAAGGCGAAGAAGCCGGTTGAGGATCGATGGATAGACGACGAACGTCAGGTCAACGGTAAGGCACGTGTACGCGATTCCAAGGCGTACCCGGGCGATACCAACAAGAGTTCTCCGGCTGAGCCGATCGTGGTCCACGCGACGCGTTCCAGGACCCTTATGTGCTGGGGCAGGCTATGCGACATGATGCTGCCAGCCAACGACTTCCCGATGCGGGTGGACGCGGCGGACGATCCTGACCCAACAGAGTTCCCGTTGTTGCAGGAAGCGATACAGAAGGCCATGAAGGCCGCACAAGCATCTGCTCAACAGGGACAGCAGGCGCCTCCGGTCGATCAAAAGTCCGTCTTGCAGGAGATGTCTGAGGCCGCTGCCAACAAGATGCAGCAGCGTGTCTTTCAGATGCTTCGCGATGCAAAGTTCCAGACGCATGCACGCAAAGTCTTGTACGACTGTGCGCGTTTGGGTACGGGAATCATGAAGGGACCCTTCCCCGAGCTGAAACAGACACGCAAGTTTGGTGCGGGTGGTGAGTTTGATATCAAGGAAACGCCTAAGGCTGGTCTGACGTGGGTCAATCCCTGGTTGTTCTACTACGACATGGCGTCTAGCTTGGAAAGAAGCTCTGCCACGTACGAAGTCCAGATCGTCAGCTCACGGGAGCTTGCAGACTACAAACGGTATCCGCGCACGCTGATTAGCGTGGTGGATGAGCTGTTGCGGGACAAGGATCCGAAGCTGAAAGGGGAGTTCCGCTCAGCGGTCGAACGCCGCAACAACATGACGGACCAGAGTGAGCCGTTGGACGGTGTGTATGCCGTGCTTGAAACGCACAAGGTGATGACGCCGGAGAAGCTGGAAGAAATCGGGATCAAGTGGGATCACGAAGACATGCCGGTGCTCCACCTATGGAGCTGCGATGGCAAGTGCATCAAGTTCAAGCTGACGCCGCTGGAACGAGATTTTCGTCTCGACTACTACGATTGCACGATCATGCCGGCCGACGACACGATTTTCGGCTATGGATATCCGTATCTCGCACGTGCGGCTCAACGTTTCGCAGATGGTGCGATCAATGCAACGCTCGCCAACGCGGCGGCCTCTGTAGCGCCGATGCTGCTGGTCTCTCAGGGTAAGGTTCATCCGAACCGGGAACGCTGGACAGCGGCCGGTCTAAACATCTTTTCCGTGGAGAACCAAGAGGGTCCGATTGAGAACTGTTTCGCCTCGGTCATGGTGCAATCCAACGTCGAACAGAACCTTGAGCTGCTGAAAGTCGCTCAGGACATGATGGACCAGGACACGTTGTTCGGTCAGATCATGCAAGGCAATGCGAACGGCGAGGAAATGCCGGCTTCTGGCATGGTGTTGGCGGCAAATATCCAAGGTGTGTTCCAGAAAGCCATTGCAGGGTATGCGGATGACAACTGGTTCCAACCGTTGTGTGAGCGATTGATCTGGTGGGCCAAGATGTACCCGGTCAACGGACAGGACCAAGTAGATCCTGAGCTTGCGGGCGACATGCAACCCAAGGCGATTGCGGCGACTCAGCTCGTCAGCAAGGACCTTGCGCTCCAGCACACCAGCGTGCTGATTTCGATGATGCAGAACCCGATGTTTGCCGGATTTGGCGATGCATACGAGGCGTGGAAAGCGTTTACGTCCAATATCGATGGCCTCCCGAACAGGGATGCGATCATCCTGGATCGAGATACTGCACTCGCCAATCAGGCAAAGATTCAGCAGGCCGCACAGAAGGGTGATCCGAATCAGGCTGCGAAACTTGCGAGTGACGAGAAGATTGCAGCCGCGAAGATTGCGAGCGAGGAAAAACAAGCACAAGCAACGCAACAGGTCGAGGTTCTTCGCCTGCAAGTGCAGATGAAGGTCGCCGAACTGACCTTGCAGGCACGCCTTGTCGAGCTACAGACGCAGAAGGATGTGGATATTACGGCCGTTTCTGCGCAGATCCAGAAGGCGAGCATGGATGACGATACGAGACGAATGACGGCCGTTCTTGAGCAGCGTGTCACTTCCTCTATCGAGATGGCAAAGCTCAATGCCCCGGTGGGCGAACGACCCTACTCGGCGAAAGACTGATGACAGACGAAGAGTTGTTGAAATTGATCGAAAAGGATGGCCGAACATGGATTTCGCTTGTGCAGTGGGCGACGGCTAGGCGATTTTTGATTGATGACGCTCTGCGTACTCAGGGTGCCTCGGAAAGAGCATCTGACTTTCTTCGCGGTCGCGCCAGTCTGTGCACCATCTTGCTTGATTTCCACAAAAAGTTGAATGAGGAGCCTTCCCATGAGTGACGAATTTGCCGCCGCCGTACAGAGCGAAGAGTACAAGGCGTGGAAGGACGACAAACCAGCTCAGGAACCTGTTGTAGAGGCGAAACCTGAGCCTGCTGCGCCCGTTGTAGAGACGCGTGCGCGCAATGCGGATGGCACCTTTGCCCCTGCCACTGAAAAGCCTGCTGAGCGCGTAGAGCCGCTGCCGTTTGATGGATTCGATAAGCTCGATCCTTCTGTACAGGCGCAGTTTCGTCGCTTGACAGGTGAGCGTGATGATTTTAAGGTTCGATATACCCGCCAACTCGGTCACACCCGACAGTTGGCCCGTACTGCCAGCCCAGCCAATAGGCCCGCTGGTAATGAGTTGGCGAATGCTCGCCGTGATGCCTCGGCACTTGCCCCCGGCGCACAGCGCGATGCGATACAAAGCCAACTCGACAAGTGGGAAGCCCATAAGGCGGCCTACCCAGATGAAGCGAACGCCATTGACCAGCGTATTGCCGCATTTCGTGACGATCTAGCGTCCGGTATTAATCCCCTCGCGCAAGAAGTCCAGCACCTCCGTTCTGTTGTTGAAGAACTGCAAGGCGGTTATCAGTCTGTGCAGCAGGAGCGTGCTGAGCGGTATAAACAGGAATCCTTCGAAACCTTCGGGAAACTCGCAGGCGACAATTGGCGTCAGATCGCAGGATTAGAAGACGAGAACGGAAAGCAGATTCCGACGCAGATCCCAGGCCCTAACGGGCAGATGGTCCGTAATCCGGATTACAAGTGGCATCCTGAGTTTGTAGCGTGGGTCGATGGACATGACCCGGATATTGCCCAACATTACTGGCAGACGCTCTATAACCCATCGCCACGCGTATCGGCTCAAGTTGTCGCTGAATTCAACCGCGAGCGTTTTGGACTCGAAGACGCAGGCACACAGGACGGTAAAGCCACAGCCGATCCCGTCGCAGCCCGCCGCGCGGAATCCTTGCGAGACATACAACCCGGTGGCGCACGAGCACGTACGTCGGCTCCTGCGACATGGGCACCCACTGGCGATGCATATGCCGATGCGGTGAGAAGTGAGGATTACAAAAAGTGGCGTGAGGCTTGAGGATTAGCTCATGGCAATGAACACCTATGCGGCACAGAACGTGCCGAATGGCTCTGCGAATCCGCAGTACTTCATCAACAAGGACCTGCTCGACTCGGCCGATACCTTCCAGGTCATCGACAAGTTTGCGGTCGAACAAACGCTGCCGATGAACAGCAATGCGTTTCTCGCCTCCCGTCGCTATCTGACGGGTGCGCCGGACGCAACGCCTACACCGGAAGGTACGAACAAAGTCTCTCGCACGCAGATTTACGAGGACTTCACCACCCAGATGTTTCGCTACATGGAGCAGTACCAGCTTTCGCAGCAGGAACTGAAACTGACCCCGTTCCCGGCCCTCAAGGGTGCGCGTACGGAAATGACGAAGCTGGTCATCCTCGATCGCGAGCGCGTTCGTTGGAATGCCCTGCTGACCATCGCCAACAAGATTTACAACTCGTCGGCAGTTACCACGATTCCGGGTGTCAATGGCCCGATCACCCCGGGTCGTATCCAGACCATCGTTCGATCGATCCTGAAAGCAAAAGGATCATACGTTTCGGCCGGTCAGGGCGGTGTGAACAAGGAAGGCACGAATCCGACAGAACAGTCGCTCGTGTTCCTCGGTCACACAGACTTGCAGCCGGACGTGCGTGCGCTCCCTGGTTTCCAGCCGGCGATTTCTCTGCCGGATGGCAAGCCGAAGCACAAGACGCACTTTGGCAACTGGCTGAATGTCGAGTTCTACCTGTCGCAGGAAGCGCCGATTCTGACCGGAGGTGGCGCTGCCTCCACGACCTTGCTGAACACCGCAGGTGTCACGGACGTGTACCAAAACATCATCATGGCGAAAAACACCATCGCTACGGTGAAGTTGGGTGGCGCGGGTGAAGAAGGTGGCGGCAATCTCGACACGAAGCTCCTGGATCAGCCGGACAAGTACGATCCAGGCAACCAGTGGGCAAACCTCGTGTGCACGTGGTGGGATGCCGCTTACATCATCACCAATGACTGGGCGTGGTTGTATTACACCGGCGCGACCCTCAACCCGTAATCGGAGACTGCAATGGCAACTTACTACGCTCAGAACACGTACAAGCAGAATCCGATTCGGTCTACGCTGTACGAGGCTTTGTATCCGCCCACCGAGCATCCGGGAATCCTGTACACCCAGTATTTCAATTGCTCGATCCCTGTGGGCTTCACGACCGCCGACATCATGAAGTTGTCGGATTTCGCCATCGCGGCGCCGGTTACGGTTCCGCAGAACGCTTCTGTTCGCTTCACGCGCGCGGTTCTTCGTGCGGCCGGTGATGTGGGTGGTTCGGTCACGGTGAACTTCGGGTTTGTGTCGGCGGCCACTGCGTTTGGTTCCGCGCTCACGACCCTCCAGTCTGCCGGTACGCTCGATGTTCCGATTGCCACGGTCATGGCGGCAACGGGACTGATTGCCAACGACACCTTGCAGCTGGTGGCTGCGGCTGGTACGTCAACCACGGTTCGTGTGGTGGATGGCTTTATCCAGTACTACATCATCGCGCCGTAAGGCTCTTAAGGGGGCTTCGGCCCCCTCTTTTCCGAGGATTTCCCCATGGCTGGTTTGCGATCGATTGGCACCCTCCTGATTACCAAGTTCGAGGACGCGACACGTAAGGAAATGGACAAGGCCTACGAGCAGAAATTTCAGATCGATGCCCCTCCGTCCCTCACGGATGCCGAGCTTCGTCATGAGTTGGTAAAGGCGTACAACGTCGTCGCTCCACAGGAGCGTGAGGCGCCCGCTACGCCCATCTCGCATGGACAGGCACCGAAGGGCATGAAGATGCCTCAGCTCAACGCTACGGGTCGCTGGGACGGTCGTATGCGTCGTGTAACCTTCCTTCCACAGGATGGGAGCAAGAAACAGGAAACTCAGCCGGTGGGGTGGGACGGGATTATCTGGGTCATCAAGTTGGGTGAGCCGGTCGACATGCCGTGGCCTTTCTGGGAAGCGGCGCGTAACACCATTCTCAAGGACGACGGTTCGGAAGAGGTCAGTAAGTGGCATCACACGCCGGATGGTCGGCTTGAGAAGCACATCACGCCGTCATACCGGAAGACGGTGAATTACATCGATCACGGTGACGTACCTGGTACGGAAGACCTTCCGATCGGTTATGCGGACTTCTTCCATCGCGAGGCGGTCAAGACACAGTGCTTCAAGACCTTCAATCGCGCTGCGCTGGTGATGGTGTTCAACAAGCTGCACGAACCGCAGCCAATGTGGTATTTCCGTGACATGCGCGATGACGATATCCGCATGCGCATCGCGATGACGTTGGGTACCGATGTCGAATCGGTGTTGCAGGATACGATGTACGAGGAAGCGAGCGCGTAATGGCCTCGATGACCTATCTGCAACTGGCACAGTTCGCAGGTCGGTATCTGCGATCCAGCAATTTGCAGGGCGGAGCCTATCCAACGGCCATTCCGGTTCCTGCCAATCAGGACCAGATGTCCTACGACATTGTGGATGCTATCCCGAGAGCGTGGGAGTGGGTGCAGAACGAGCACCCGTCGTGGAACTTCATGCGCAAGCAGGGAATCCTTCCGCTCGTCTCCGGAACACGTGTCTACACGCTGACCGCCATCCAGGCGCAGATATCGGACTACTACGGTTACATCCCATTTTGGGCACTCGCCGTCGAACCGTATTTCCTACTGTACGACGCGGGCGCTTCTGCGCCTCAGGACTATATCTATCCGTTCGTGGAGTATCAGAACTGGAGAGGCTGGTGGGATCGCGTACCCAGACCCTCTGCGAATCAGCCTAATCGCTTGACGGAACGTCCTGACAAGTCGCTGGAAGTCGATCCAACACCCACACTGGCTCCGAGCGGAGGCGCATGGACGCTCCGGCTTGACTATCGGATCAAAAATCAGGTGCTTTCTGCCTCTGGAGACGTTCCTATCCTTCCGCCTGAGTTCCACGAAATGATCGCATGGGTCGCTATTCGGATGCTGACGGAAACTCGGATGAATTCAGGACCTTTGCTTGCAGCTGCACAGAATGAAATTCAGAAATATATGGACCGTCTGAAATCGCAATACCTCCCGCAGCTACAGATCGACTTGGTATATGCCTGAGACCCTCATCGCCTGCGAAGGTGGACTCGACCAACGGTCTGCGTCGATCAACGCGGCTAAGGGTACGCTGTCGAACTGTTTCAACTTCGAGAAGGATCAGGGTCCTGGTTACTCGCGTCGTTTGGGCTGGGTGAGATACGACGGACGCATCACAGGTCCTGAGATTGAGGACGGTGTGGTTGCGCTCTACAACACGGCCAATCTCACAGGGGTTTTCACTTACGGAGAGCAAGTCCGGTTCGCATCGGCTGGACTTCCGACGCTGAATGCGATCTACATCGGTAATTCGGTGTCGTTCGGTTCTTATCCGGCAGCCCTCCTGTTCGCATATCCGATCCAGACGTTCACGAACTGGAACGACATCACATCCTATCCAACAGCAACCTCAATCACCGGATTAAGTTCAGGGGCTGTGCTGACATCGCTGCTGTTTCAGCCGACGCTGATGAACGACAGCACGATTTCTATTCCCATGTACGACAATTTGAAGCGCGCCACGCAGCGTGCACACTACTTGTCGGTTGGGGCCGTTCCTGGAAGAAATGAATCGCCTGTCGATGCAGAATTCACGTTCGGAAACAAGTCATACGCTATCCATGATTGCGTGACCTACACCTTCACGAATGGAGCTAGCACGATCGGAATTGTTCCTGTGGAAGGCAATGTTCTGGTCGACAAAAACACGGGTAAATCCATCGGTACGATTCTTGCTATTCAGACAACGCTCGGTGATTGGGTTGCTGGAACCATGCAAGGTCAGATTGTTGTTTACGACTATGTGCTGGGACAGGCCTTTCCATCAACCGGCGATCAATTCGATCTGTACTCGGCGGATGGACTGACGAAGCTCGTCAATAACGTCGGTATGTTCGGCAGCAATCTCACGGCGAATGCGAATAACACCCGTGCGTTGCTTTATTCGACGTACGAGCAATACGTAAAGGACTACACCTTCGGCTCACTGTACGGCATAAACAACATCATTAACCCGCCGCATAATGTGCCAACGCCTCCGACATGGAGTAGGCCACGGCTGACGCGTGAGCTGCCTTATACGTCGGTTGGACTGCCTGCTGGCAGCACATCGTTCGGACCTACCGGATCACTGGATTACTCGATCTACGAGTATTCACGCCAAGGACTGACGACACAGATCAACCAATTGTCTCCTATCGCTTCACCGGAGAAGTTTCCGACTATAGCAACGGACCTTAGCAACGGTGCGGTGTGGGTCAACAAGAACAACATCCTTGTGCAGGATGGTGCGGTCGCCAATTTCCCTCCGATTGCCGCCAACATCGGCTATCAGATTGGAGCACTGGCAGGTTCAGCGTTTGACTTCTCGTCCATTCCTGATAATTCCGTCATTCTCGGCGTCGTCTTCCGCATGCGTGCTCAGAGCAGCATTGCTGGAAACTACACGGACGGTGAAATCAGGTTGATGTCGTCGGCATTTCCGAACGGTCTTGGCTCGCAGAACAAGGCGAACGGATTCTTTCCGCCCGTTGGCTTGACCGATCGTAGCTACGGCAGCGCGACGGACACATGGGGTGAGCAGATCACGACCGCGATGCTGAAAGACCCGTCTTTCGGTGTGTCGGTGCGTTGGAAGAGAGTCGGAACCAATCCAGCAACGACGATCAGTGTCGATGCGTATGCGATGACGGTTTACTACGTTCCTCCAACACGATCGGTTTATGTGCGTGATCCAACAATCGTGGCGGCTCCGGCACAAGATGTGCCGATCAACATCATCCACTACTGCATCAACTCCGGAGACTTTCCGACGCAAACAGCAGTCGGCGTTCTGACGGTCTCCATCGGTAATGTGGAATACCAAGGTACGGCAGCCGGAAAGATCAGACGTTTGAAGGCAGGCGACGAGATTCGTACAGCTGCTTCTACACCGGCAACCAATGCAGCAAACGGAACCTTGTTGGGCTATGTGACGGCCGAGGACTATCCCACATCCTTCCCGCCAGGAGCTGGGCTTGATTCCGTCAACTCACGTTATGAAGTGATTGACGCCAACTTCTGGGATACCGCAGAAGGAAGGGCGGCCTACATCGCGAATGGTGTTGAATTTGCCACAATGTTTGATGGCATCTTTCATGTCCGTATCCGTACAGGACGGCCAACGGCTAACGACAATCCGAGACATGTCGCGGCGCATTTGAACTATCTCCACCTTGGATTCCAGTCAGGGTCTGTCGTCAACACGGCCACAGGGAAGCCGCTTACGGTTCTGGGAACGCCAGGTAATGGATCGAGTGTGCAGAACTTTGGTGAGCCGATCAACGGCATGCTGACGCTCAATGGGCAGACACTTGGTGTGTTCACCGATCGGTCTACGCGTGGGTTGCAAGGAACTGCACCTGCATCGAGTACAACCAATGTTGGTTACACGCCGATCATGATTTCCCCGGCGATCAACTGTATCGAATACACGTTGGTCAATCTCGTCGGAGAGGCGGTATGGACCAGCTACAGAGGCGTGGAGACGCTTCGCTCTGTCAATGCATACGGAGACTTTGAAACGCTCCCTCTGAGTGCTGCGGCCCAGAAATGGTTGCAGGGAAGGATTCAGGTCGACTTGAGTATAGGCAGCAAGCCGTCGAGAGCGGTGTATGCGATTGGCGTACGCAACAAGCGGCAATATCGCTTGTTCTTCGCTGACGCCTACGTGTACACGTTGACCCTGTTCGATGCAGGCGACTATCCGGTTAGCACGGTTCAACGCTTGGCACGTCCCAACGCAACAACGGTTCCGTCTGGTGTGAATGACGAACCTTGCAATGCAGGCGTTATCCGTCACGTCTACAACGGAACACGATCTGATGGAAAGGAAATTATTCTTGCTTCGTTCGAGAATCAGAATGCAGCCGTCGTACCTGCGCAAAGTCTTCCTACACAGCTCGGTCCGTATTTCCCTTACGCGGTGAGATTGGATTGCGGATATTCGGATGACGTACAACCCTGTATGCCAGCCTTCATCGAGTTCAACGCGATCTATGCCGGTTATCCGACGCAGTCTCAACAGTTCGGAACGATCACGATCTTCATGAATGCGTACGGTGGGTCTCAAGCGACGATCTATACGAAGATGAACTTTGATGGTCCTATTTTCGACACTGCACAAGTCAATCAAGTAGGCGTTCTGACGGCGGCTGATTTTCAGGTCAGGAAACAGCTGGTGACATTGCCATTGATTGAGAACAGAGCCTACATTCCGGTCCCACAACGCTACATGGTGGTCGACGCACCCGGCGAAGGCCGCATGTTGAAGCTTCGGATTGACGCCACCCAGGCGCCTGCAAACTTTGCCCCATTGCTGGTTCCTCTGCGTATCACTCACCTGTCGATATCCGGTATCGGACAGGATCTAGACAGGACGTGACATGCCCGCACCGATCACACCACCGCTGGCTCAATTCCAACCCAACGCACAGCCGTATGGGAACCTCACGACGGGACCTGGAGGCGTTGCTCTCACGGGGGTTAACCCGCAAGAGCTGACGAGCTATCAACTTGGTCAGCTACAGCGGAGTGATAACCCGCTGGTACAGACAGCGCAGAACAATGCGAGGAACTTCGCCGCTGCGCGTGGAGCGGGATTGTCAGGCAGCAACTATGCGCAGGCCGCAACGGGCGCCGCGTTTGATGCCATGACGCCTATTGCGACCGCTGATGCGGGTCAATACGCAGACGTTCGCGATCGAAATCAGACGGCGATGAATCAGCAGAACATCGAGCGAATGGGCAATGAAACGTCGCTCGGTGTCGCCAACATCGGAGCTGGAGCCTCCATGTACAACAGCGACAATGCGCGAGAAGAGGCTCGATACGAGTTCAATCGCGGTCAAGAAAATCGCCTACAGAATCGTCAGTGGCAGGTCGCCGATCAGAACACTGCTGCGAGAGCTTCTCAGCGCTCTCAGTTGTTTAGTCAAGCGACTCAAGCGATATTCAGTGATCCTGCCTACTGGCGTGATCCGCAGGCGGCTATGGGTCTGCTGAATGAGTATGGCAGCAACATGGACAATCTGATGCAGCAGTTGTTTCCTGAGTACTTCTCTACGGATCAGAACGGTAATCCGGTTGCTCCTCCTGCGGGTCAAGCACCGCCTCCGTCGAATGTCTACACGCCACCTTCACACGGGACACGCTGATGAAAGGCAATATTCGTAATCGTTTGCGTGTGAAGCATCGCGCTCCTTCGTGTCATTGGATCGCGATTGTTGCCACGGTCGTTGGTGGAATTGCTGCCAGTGCTTCACAGCAGTCTGCTACGAACAAACAGAACGTGGTCAAGTACGAAGATCAACGTGACCTGTCGAATCTCGCGCTTGAGCAGCAGAACTGGCTCTCTCAGCAGCAGCGCAAGTGGAATCTTGAGGATTACCAGCGCGGTCAGAACTACAAAGAGAACGCGATCGGTGGTTTTCGTGATGCCGCGTTGCCGAATGCCGTGAAAGGCAGTAACGGACAATGGGGAACACCGCCTGCTCCGACCACGGTGGATACATCAGGGCTTGCGCCGACACAGGACAATGGACAGCCGGCGATCTTCGATCCTCGCACGGGCGCGCCGATCAACAACAAAGCTCCCCCTCTCGCACAATTCGGATAAGCCATGGACCAGCAACCTGATGGTAACGATCCTTCGCAGATGATCGGATATATCGATCCGAATGCGACGCCGAAAGTGAAGACATACCTGACCGCTGCGAAAGCGATCGTGGTCAATCCGCAGACGGCTGACATCCTGAAAAAGATGCTGACGCAAGGTCAGGATCCAGCGATGACGCTGGCCACTTTCATCGGCAAGACGATTGATACGCTGGAGACCAAGCTAGGACCGCTGGAGCAGCAGGAACACGATCAGGTCGCCGTACACATTGCGGGATGGTTGGTCAGCTCATTGCAGCACATGGGTATGCCAGGCCTCGACGATCAAGGCGCAAGACACGACCTTCTAGGGCGCATCCTACAGGCCCTGGATCAGCTCACGGGTGGCGATCAGCCGCAGGACCAGGGAGCACCCCAACAGCCTCCTGACGGCGCAGTGCCTAGCGCACCACAAGGATCGCCACAAGACCCATCACAAGCGCCTCCGCTGGCGCAATTCGGAGGTCCGTGATGGGCGGGGTAGATTGGGGCCAAGCACTAGCCTCCGGTATCGCTTCCGGTGCAGGCGCCGTTGCGACCAATATCGAGGACGACAAAAAGCAACAGGAGTGGATTACTCGCTTCCAGCAAATGCAGGCAATGGAGGCAAAGACGGCGAACCAGAAAGCGTTGTTTATGGATTCGCTCAAGTCGCCTGAGACCCGCAAGACCAACATGACGGATGATTCCGGGAAACCGATCGTTCGAACGGAAGAGTGGGTACACGGTCCAAGCGGTGAGAATGCGCACTGGAACAAAGTGGGCGAGACGCCGGATATAAACTTCGAGAAACTGAACGAGACGGAGCGAAGGAATGCTGATCTAAATCAGAATGCGCAAGATCGCATTGCGATGATGCAAAGCCTTGGTGAGGCCAAGAATGCAACGGCGCTTGCCAGGATTGAGGCCGCTAATGCGCGTGGTGAGAGTGACAAGGGTAAGTACGAACGCGCTGGGGTGATGCAGTTCATTCCTGTTCCGGACAAACCCGGAGAAACCATGCCGGTTATATCGGACGGTAGGGGTGGATTCAAACCCTACCTGGACGAGAATGGAAAGCCACAATCGGGTCGTAAGGCCGCTCTCAGCGCGACGGAAATCAAGGCTAAGAATGCCGCCGACGAAGAGGCGAAGGCTGCGTTGCAGGAAAAGACGGATGCCATGCAGCCACCGGGTGCGCTAATGCGTACGTGGAACAACATGACGGGCAACAGTGCGGCCAACACACCGCAGGCAGATGCAGGTCCGCCACAAAGCCAGCCTCCGTTGTCACAGTTCTCGCCCCCTGTAAAAGCGTCTGCGCACGGTGCTGTTGTTCGCACGGGAACGGATAGTCAGGGTCGAAAAGTCGCTCAGTACGCTGACGGAACGATCGCACCGATATGAACGACGAACTTTTCTGGGCGATGACCGCTGCCTCTATCTTCGGGATCAGTCATCACCCGAAAAACTATTCGGACGGTTTTCAGCCGATGTCACCTGAGCAGGCTGGAAAGCTGGCGGATGACCTTCTGGTTGAGTTCCGTAAGCGTGTGATCTCAGGCTATTTCAATGATGGCTGATCCGAACGGGATCAAATGGGACGATCAGCCATCCGCTGATGGGATCCAATGGGATAATCCGGCGAGCTTCAACAGCGTGCAGGCCGGTGGTGCTTCCTCAGCCCCCCTTTCACAGTTTGCCCCTCAACCGCCCTCTAATCCGTTCGCTGATTCGCAGGAGACTGAGAATGCTGGAGCTGAACAAGTTCCTGCTGTACTGGCGGGTGCAGGAACGGCGCTGGAACGTGTAGGTGCTAGAACAGGTCGAGGACTCCTGCAAGCCGCTGCGGGCTTTGCTGGCGCCTCCAATCCCTATGGACTCGGCCAGGACCTGCAAGATGAGGCGTTCAAAGCCTCCGACGCCCTGAAACAGTGGGAACAGGGACTCCAGTCGCCTACGGATACGGCAGGTCATGTAGGTGATGTGGGCGGGTCTCTGATCGGCGGATTTGCCACATTGGGTGCTGGAGAGGCTGGGGCACAGGGTCAGGACGTCATCAATTCCGGAGGATCGGTCCAGCAGGCGCAGGAGACGGCCGCCTTGGCCGGCGCAACGTCTGCCGCAGGGTTAGGTATAGGTCAGCTCGGGAAAGCGCTTCCTGCACGTCTGCTGCTGCAAGGAGCGGCATCCGGAGCGTCGGGTGAGGCTGCTCGGGAGATTGGCAACCAAATCCTGCCAGATTCCATGCATCGCGATTTCAGCATGGCGGATCTGGCGTTCAATGTCGGCGCGGGTGCAGCAGGTGGTTTTATCCCTGCGCATGTGGACGAGTCCGCACTTTCTGGCCTCAAAGATCCGGAGGCTCAGGGTTCAGCGACAGCCGACCTTATTCTGAATGAGGCAAAAGCTTCGGTACCCAGAGAGGCAGGTCATGAAACTACGCCACCTGAAACTGGTGTGCTCGATGGAGAACTGGCCGCTCCCAAGGTGGATACAGCCACTCCAGCCGCCGACTTTCAAGCCGCTCCTGCTGAGCATATTCCCACGCCACAA